GAAGACCCGTTGATTCCCGAGTTCACCGACATCCTTGGCGAACAGAGCGCGATCATGCTGGAACGGGTCATCGCGGGCGTACTGCTGGCCGGAACCAACGTGCATTTCTCCGGCAATACGGGCGGCGTGATCGCCACGAACCGCAGCGGGGTGAACCAGCCCCTGACTCTGGCCGTACAACGCCGCGTCATGCGCGGTCTGCGTCGCCAGAATGCCCAGCGTATCACGTCCGTGGTAGGCGCCAGCCCCAATTTCAATACGTCGCCCGTGCCGCCCTGTTTCATCGGCGTGGCGCACACCGATCTGGAGCAGGATATCCGTGAGATGCCCGGTTTTATCCCAACGGAAAAATACGGGAGCTACAAGCCCATGGATGGGGAAGTCGGCTCTGTGGAAGGGGTGCGCTACATCCTGACCACGGTGCTTGAACCTTGGCTGGATGAAGGGGCCGCGCCTGTGGCCGGAGCCAGCGTGGAAAGCAATGAAGGGGCGTGCGCCGACGTGTACCCCGTGCTGTACTTCGCTAAAAACGCTTACGGGACGATTCCCTTTGCCAAGGCGGGCAGGAACGGCGCGTCGCCAGTGACGCCGATGGTGCTCAATCCCAACGTGCCGCGCGGCGGCGATCCGTTGGGACAGCGCGGGAGCATCAGTTGGAAGGCGTATCAGGCCGCCGTGATCCTTTACGACATGTACATGGCGCGCGTGGAATGCGCGGCCACCAAATACTAGGGAGCGCCAGACATGGCTGAAAGCAGGAACGAGAGCCAGCAGGCACAGGCCGCTGAACTGGAACGGCTGCGGCGGGAAAGGGCGGAACAGGCTGCTGAACTGGAACGGCTCAAAAAGGAAAAGGCGGAGGCCGAAGCTGCGGCCAGGCGCGCCGAGGAAGAGTTCAAAGCTCTTTCGGAAACGATTGACGCCGACGTGACACGCGCGGAGCGTGACAACATCCTCCAGCTCCATGCACAGCGCAAGGTGAGGATTCTCATCCCCAGCGGGCGAAGCCCGCACGAGCGGGCCCCGGTGACCGTGGGAATCAACGGCCGGGAGTTTCTGATTGTGCGGGACAGGGAAGTGGACGTGCCGGAAGGCGTGGTGAACGTACTCAAGCTGGCACGGGAGAAAGTGGCCGTGGCCTCTGAAGTCAACGGTCAGCAGACTGTGGCATGGGAGGAAGCTCCGCGCATCCCCTTCCAGATTCTGGGCTACGTCGAGCCGCCCGCCGGCGAAGGGGAGAAATAGGTATGCGGGCTGCGGACGTGCTGCGGCTTGTTTCCGGGGCATTGCAGGATCTGGAGCCGGGGCTTGAAAGCCGCTGGGCATGGACCGGCGGCGATGACGATTCCATAGGCCTTCTGGATTTCATGAACGCCGCTGTTCAGTCCGTAGCCCTGCAAAGACCCGACGTATGCGCCGTGACGGAATGTATTCTGCTGGTTCCGGGCATGAGGCAGAGCCTGCCTCGACGCCGGGTGAACGGCTCTTCGCGTGATGCCCGCTTTCTGATTGAGTTGATCCGCAACATGGGGCCGGATGGCGAACATCCCGGCCCGGCCATCAGTTCCGTTTCTTCCGCCTTGCTTCTGGCGTGGGCACGGTATCCCGCTGAATCGGTGCTGGTGGAGAATTTCGCCTATGACCGGGTGACGGATCCCAATGTCTATTGGGTGTACCCCGCCGTGCCGGAACGCCCGGAAGTGTGGGTTGAGGCGACGTATTCCGCAGCGCCGGAGCATGTTGTTTCGCCGGAGCAGGAGTTCCCCTTGCCTGATGAGTATGCCGAGGCTGTAAAGCATCACATGCTGGCGTCGGTTCTGGGCGGGGACAACGAGAGCGGCAATGCCGGTCGGGCGGCGTACCACATGCAGATATTCTCTTCCCTCATGGGGATGAAGCTGTCAGTTGATGCAGGCTGGCCCAGGGTGCGGAGCAGCGCCGCGCCTGGAGGTAACGCATGAGTTCGGAACGTATGGAAAAGCTGGACAGACTGCTTGCGCAGGTACTTGCACAGGTAGACGGCTGCCCGGCAAGCATGGCGCGGGAT